GCGGCCACTTCGGCTCCCAGCATCATGTCCCCCGACAAAGAAAAGACTCGCTCGGCTTCGCCGGCGAGTCATTTTCTTGCGTCGGGCTGACAGGATTTGAACCTGCGACCACTTGACCCCCAGGCATGCCAGACGGGTTCGCTAGCATCCGACCTTGTTCGTTCTAGCGTTGTGCCACAACGCTTTAGGGCGTGAGCGGACAAATGCGGACATTGGCGAAAAACCGCGGCTTTCAGGGCTGGTTTGGGTACGCGTTTGGGTACGGCCGTCAACCCGAAACACTTCTCACAGGCTCCACACAACAACGTTAGAGCGGCCACATGTTCGGCGTGTACGGCACAACATTTGGTGCCAAAAAAACTATCCACAACTAGATAAGCGCCCGGCGCACCCCCGGCGCACTTTCTGTTGGCTCGGGTCCGTCCCATCCTGACGCTTGTGTTCCGCAACTGATTACGGTGTCCTGGATCTGACCTTAAAGTGCGCATATTGCGCAAATACTGTGTGCCGCAGGTACTTCCAAAATTCATGGCCACGCGGTAGTTTGCTACCTGGGTAGCCCGCAACACTGACCCCGAAACCTCGGCGGGCTACCCGCCAAAAAAATAAGGCCCCGGCGACTGCGCGAACAGCCCCGGGGAGTGGCCGAACCTACGAAGGAGATTCGACATGGACAACACTACGTCAAAGCTGGTGGATTGCACCAACTTCCGACCATGGGAGGACCGCAACGGCGAGCCGGTCCGGTACCGCGAGGGACTGACCGCCGTCATGGGCGGAATCGCATTCCGGCTCAATGAAACGCAACACCGGGACGGAACGGTCACACAGGAGTTCGTCGTCGACGCCGACGACGTCGCACTGTCACTCGATGAACTGCGCGAGGTGGCCGTGCACTGGCTCAAGATGGTCGACGAGGACGCTCCGGTGTCCTAACCCTCGGAACGCGAAAACGCCCCTCTCCGTACAGACGGAGAGGGGCGTTTTGCCGTGTCTAGTCCTGCGGTGGACTGTCGAGAAGTTCGGTGATGGTGATAGTGGCGTTCTCCACCGCGCGGCGCCGGAAGCGCACATCGAGATAGTGGGTCATCTTCTTCACTACCTCCCACCCGTCGACGTCGTGAACTTGGATGTCGACGGCGCGCAAATCAGCGACGTCCGCGATGTGCCGGCCGTCGAGTTCGACCTTCCGCACGGCAATCACGTGAAGATCCTGCATACCGGACTCGCCTCCGCCGAAGTCGAGCCCGATGATCATGAACTCGTCTTCGTCGACACCGGTGTAGTCATAGATCGACTCCGTCCCGGTCATCTTCTCGTCAAGCTGCGCGGTGCCCTTCCAGTCAGGGAAACCAACTTCGGCGTAACCCCATTGGTATTCGTCTACGTGCATCGTCTTCCCGTCAGTCGTTCCTGCGTGGATTCTGAGCGTAGCTCGCCGTTGACCCGGTTTACAGGGAGTCACGCCTTCGCTCGATCCCGCTGCTCCTGGCTCATCCGTGCCCACTCCATAGCAACCTGGGTCGCCTGCCCGCCGCCGTCCTTGTACTCGGCATAGCCCTTCTCACCGAAGATGACTTGGGCAAGCCGAACGCTGTAGTTCGGCTTGAGGGGCTCGCCGTTGAGCCTGTACGGCGTCTTCACCTTGCCGGGAATCGTGCGCGCCGGAATCGTGGTTACGCTGCCGTCCTCAGTGGTGACGGTGCGCTCGGGCACGACCTCGTCGGGCTCGCGGTCGCACTGCTCAAGTAGGAACTGTAACTCTTCGTAGCGAGCGAGCTGATCGTCGTCCATCAGGCCGGGGTTGGGGATCTCGAAGGCCTTGCCGTTGTCGAGTTGGATGAAACTGCTTGCAGTGAAGCCGAAGTAGTCGGCTATCCGTTCCTTGGCTTCCTTGACTGATTCTGGGGCAGAGTTCATGGTGTCTGTTTCTCCTGAAACGTGTTGAGCTGTTTGGCTGCTGAGGCCCACTCCGCCGGACACAGCCCGATCCGGCGGAGTGGGTGGTTCATGTGGGTTAGGCGATGCCGACGATGCTCGCCGAGTTGGCGGAGGTCGTCGTGATCCTGTTGGAGCCGGTCGCCTTGACCCTGAAATACCAAGTGCTCGAAGCGGTGATGCCCGAGACCTGGATCGTGACCGACGTAGTGCCCGTGGTGGACACCGGCGTTGCCGTGGTCCAGCCGGTGACCCCGTCGTTGCTCTTCTCGACGACGAAGTTGTACGAAGACGACTTCGACGTTGGCTTGTCGAAGACGACGTTGGCCCTGGCGCCGGATACCGCGGTCGCTACCGGCGCACCGGAGAACAGCGGTGCACCCTGCAGACCACGCCATGCGGCGCCGTCGCGGTGATACAGCGCGGGGCTACTCACGTACGGGCACAGCAGTGCGCCGAGTTCCAGCTCCATGACGTCGGGATCGGCCTTGTTCCAATCGGAGTCGCCGCGGTTGCGGAGCGCCATCCGTGGGAAGGTCTGGGCGAAGTAGTTGTCACCGTCGAACCCGAGGGCGATCACCTGGCGCTCGATGAGCGCCGTTTCCGCGGCCTTGGCGATGGTGTAGGACGCTTCGCCCACGTCTGCCAAGTTGGACAGCGGGAGGTCATACCGAAGGGCGTCGACAAGCGGAATGCCTTCGACGGCCTTGATTGTCACGGTGTCGTTGTCGGAGGTGACGTCGAAACGGACGGCGCGCTTGGACTGCGCGATCATCGTGTCGGCGACGTCGGTGTTGTAACCCATTTTCAGGCCGTCCTCATGCAGGCCACCGAGGTGGTAGAAGCCGAGGTTGGGACCGGATGCGGTGATGAGCAGATCGGTACGAAGACGGCCGTCCTGTGCGAACGGTGAGAAGTGGCCTTCGTCGTTCAGGCCGGCCGCAGGGTCCGCCAGGTTGTGGACGGTGCCGTCTGCATTGAGATAGTCCCGAATAAGTAGGTCGGTAATCGTGGCCTTGCGAACGGCCAACGGGTTGATGCCCGGCTGAAGCTGGGCGTTGTACGTACCGCCAGAAGCGGGTAGAGCCAAGTAGTTTCCTTACGAATGCCGCCACAGGCGGGCTTTTGGTGTGTTTGTGCTTAGGCCGCGGTGATGCGCAGATCGACGCGGTAGGTGGCCACGGCGCGCCAGATGTCGTCGGTCCATTTCATGACGCGTGGGTATTCGATGGTTACGACGTTGTCCGCCTGTACCTCTCGGCCGTCGCTGAGGGTGACCTTCTGCTGACCGGTGAACTGCCCGACGAGGTACTCCATGCGGCGTTGGGTGAGAGTGCCTTCGTCCTGCGCCTGAATCTTCGTCGCGGCATAGGTTTGGACGGAGTAGACGCCCTTGTCAACGAGGCCGTCGAAGGGGCCGTCGATCCTGCCCACCGCGCGGAACGGTAGGACGTCGCCCGCAGAACGTTTGTCGCGTGTCTCACCAAGCGGAGTGAGCCATTTGATGAGAACTTCCACTCCATCGGCGACGGTCCACGGGACCATCAGGCGGCGGCCCAGATCCTTCGGAAGGACGACAGTGACGCGGAAACATCGGTGTCGATTTCGATCGACGCATTGCCCCATCGGTAGTCAACGTCATCGACCTTGCGGCCGATGAGTGGGCCGCCTGGTGACTCCCGGCGCCCGTAGATCCGACCGGCCTGAATGAGGCAGGCTGTCTTGATGGCGTCGGGAACTGCGGACCAACCCCACAGGGCTGTAATGGCCAACTCGTCGTGGTGCGAACCGTGATGGCGGTATTCGATGCCCTGGTATGGCTTGCCCTTTAGCGTGGCGTTGGGCGGAGTGAGCGCAAACGCGTCCACCTCTTCGCCGCCAACCTCCACGAGAAGGCCATCGGTGGTCATGACGTCGTCGATGCTGGCGTACCATTCGCGGGTGCGATGGTCGTAATCCGGTTTGTAGAACCGTGTCTCGACCTCGTCGGCCTGACCGAACTGCCTGCCGGTCCAGGTGTCGATGGCCCGCGACGCCGACTCGATGGCCAGCGTCAGCGGGGCGGCATCGAGCACGGCGTCAGCGGTTGTGAGCCAGCCGGCGAGTTCGGCCGGTGTGGCGTACGCGGGGTTCCAAGCCATCTACTCGGCCGTTTCGTGCTCTACGATCAGCCGATCGAGCCTCTCGATACGTTCCACCAACTCTAGGTGGGACTCATCCGGCGCATGCTTCTTGAGCACTTCGATACCGATTGTCCGCATACGGCGGTACACGGCGAGTTCGTCTGTGGTCAGTGTCATTTGATGGTCCTAGTGGCAGCCCAACCGGCACGGAGACGGCACACCACGCACTCGTCGAACTCATGGATGACGTTGTTGGGGAGTGCGGCGACCTTCGCGTCAATCTCCAACACTTCGCCGACCAATTCGAAGAACCGCTGTGACACGGACGGGTCCAGCAGTACGCCAGCCGCGGTGGGCAATTCTGGAGCGCGCCAAGGCCGAAGGCGCCAATCCTCGGGCGGAAGATTTACAGTCATCGGGTTGATTCCTTTTGAGTGGTGCGCTTGGGCTTAACCGGATCGGACTGTCCGGCCCGCGCGGCGATTTCCGCGCGGACCTCGGACAGTTCGGCGACCAGCTCAGCCTGACGTTGCGCCAGTTGGGCAATGGATCGCTGAGTCAATTAGCTGACTTCGTTCTGCAGCACGCGATAGGCAGCGGTGTGCTGCGGCACGCCGTCAGCGCGAGCCCACATCGTGAACTCAACCTGTCCCTCGTTCGCACGGCTGTAGGGGTTCACGATGACCGTCACGTCCTGAACGCGACGGATAACGTAGCCGGTCTGCAGGTCGCCGAAGGCGCCCCACTTGTTGGTTCCGGCGTCGGCATAGTTCGCCCACGCCTGATCGATCACAACGGGATAGCCCAGCAGGGTCTGATTTGACCGACCCACGCTGATGCCGTCGTTGGCGCTGTTGAGCAGCGGCCGACCGTTGGAGTCCAGAATGCCCTCCAGGATTCGTAGCGTGTCATCGTTGAACGTCCACACCGCGGCATCCCGATACGCCGGGTCCACCTGATGGACCGCGTTCAGCAGATCGGCATACGTCGGAGTGGCGTTGTCGAACGTGTTCGTGGCGACGGGAGTGCCGGTGCTGATGCCGAACGGGGCCGTGGTACCCGCGCCGTTGACGAAGTCGACCGCCTGCTTGCGCGCGATGCGTTCCGCCAGCTTGCGGGTAACGATGCCCTGAACGTCATAGGCGCTGTCCTGCAATAGCTCCAGCGACACACGTAGTGGAAGCTGAGAGACACCGGGAGCCACGTACTTGAACGCGCCAAGCACCTTCTCACCGAAGACGAAGTCAGCGCCACCGGAACCGGGAGCGGTACCCTCAGCGGCGATCACGCCCGAGTTCGCGGTGTCGTCGATCGTCGGCCAGCGGAGCGGTTCACCGCTCGCGGTCGTGATTACCTCAACGGCGTTGGCCACACCGCCGAATGCCTTTTGAGTTTCCTCGATCTTCTGGCGCCAGGATTCGGGAACGGTGAAGCCGCCGGCCGAGTCGGTGCCGACGCTCTGGGCGCGAAGCTCGGTCAGATCCGAGTTCGCGCGTCCCGTGCGGAGATAGCTCTCGAAAGCGCGCTCCTGGGTGTCGTCAGCCTTGACCGCGCCGACGTTGACCGCGGCCTGCAGGCTGGCGTTGGGCGCCTCGTAGGCAGCCTGGCGAGCGCGGATCTCCTGCGACCGCTGAGCGAGCTTGAGCTGGCGTTCCAGTTCCTCGTAGGCGTTCGCCTCGTCGTCGGTCAGCTCTCGACCGGTGGCGCGGTCAACGATGGCGCGCTGTTCGGCGATCAGTTCTTCAATGGTCTTCAATCAATTACCTTTCGGAAGGTGCACCCGCGCCCGTGCGCGGATGAGTTGGGAACGGCCGTCTACGGCCTGGTGCGAGCGCACGCTCGCCGTGGTGGTGGGGTTGGCGCCGAAGTTGACGACCGAGACGTCACCCTTGTGAAGGTCGACGTCGAGAATGGAGCGCAGCGAGTCGGGAGACTTGAATCCCGGTGCGGTGCGCCACTCTTGGGATCTGACGCGAAAGGCGAAACTCATTTCGTCCATGTCGCCCCGGCGCATCTTGGGTTCCAGCCGCTGTACGTCAGGGTCGGAGCGGTCCAGCTTCGCAACGACTTTCAAGCCGTGGTCGTCGGTCGACAATTGGAGAGTCCCCGACGCCGTGCGAGCCAGTGGCATGCCGGCGTGGTTGATCAGCAGGTGCAAATCAGGCGACTCGCGCAAGGTCTTGTCGAAGGCGTTGCGGTCCAGTTGTTCAATCCACCCGCCGGCCGTAGGACCGCCATACATCTCGTACTGCTCGAATGTGGAGGCGTACCCGGTGAGGGTGAGCGTGTCTGAGTCGCTGTCGACTTCGAAGGCGCTGCGGCGTTCCCAGAGGTCTAGGTCACGCGTGGTCTTCAGTGGTGGGTTCCTGTTCTATCTGTGGCGCCGTTGTTGATTCCGGCAGCGGAGGCAGGTTCGAGATGGCTCGCGCTTCATTCACGGTGAGGATGGGCACGCCACCGACCTGCAACATGAGCATTTCGATTTCCGTCTTCGGATCGGGCGCCAGCAGAGACCGATAGTCGAACTCGGCTTTGCGGTTGGGCGGCAACAGAATCGACAGCCGTTGCTCGAAGCGAGTTGTCCACGGCTTGAACGTCCACTGAGCCATGGCCCGGTGCATCTCGGCAATGCCGGTGCCCCAAGACGATTGCTTGTCGCTGAGGCCAATCAGCGTTGCGGGAACGCCGTAAATTCGTGCGATCTCTTCGACCTGGAACTCACGAGACTGAAGCCATTGCGCGTCCTCGGGCTTCATCTGCCAAGGGGTGATCTTCACGTTGCGGTTGATGAACGCGATCTGACCGGCGTTGGACTCCCCGGCTAGGCGACGGTCCAGGCCATCTTTGATCACCTTGGCGTCTTCCTCGGGGAGCTGTTCCTCTACGGTCGCGATGGCGCTTGCGAGCATCCCGTTGCCGAACAACCGTGCCGCGGTGCGGTCGGCCGCCAGGCCAGTGCCGAAGGCACCGTTGCGTGCCAGGGTGAGAGGCGAGAGGCCGCGGATGCCATCGGTCGACAGACCCTTGATGTGGGTCATGGTGGTGTCGGTGAAGACCTGAGTCTTTCCGTTGGCCAGTGAGACCCGGTAGGACTTGTTGCCGTTGTCGTCGACGTCGATACCGACGGCGGACGGGTGGACCGGGCTGACGCCGAGGAGTTGGCCGGCGCCGCCGTAGATGTGCGCGAGGTAGGCGTTGCCCCACAGCAGTAGGTGCAACAGGCTGGTTTCGATCAACTCGAACTTGGTCAGCCCGCCGTACGGGTTGTCTAGCCAACTCGGGACGGTCTCGGTGATGCCGTTCTGCTGTTGCACGGTGCGCAGCGGCAACGTCGCGATGCCGCCGGCGATCAGGTTGACGGCACGGAACACTGCGCTGAGACCGAGGACGGCATTCTCGTTGACCGAGACGCCCGTCAGCGACGGTGTCCCGCCGAGCAGGCTGACGATGGCCGGATCGGCAATGCTGATCGAGCGTTCCTCGGGCGGCTCGTACGGCGGATTGGGTGTGCGGAATAGCCGCGTGAGCATGCTCAAATAGGTTCTCCTGTGGAGTTTGCTGGGAAGTCAGTGGAGTTTGCTGCCCAGCGCGGTGAGAGTGAGAAAAATCGCGGCGCGGCGTCAACCAGGCCGTTCGCTTCCAGACTTTTTCGGGACTCTGACCTGCATCGATGCTGTGTAGCGGCACATGCAGGCCGCCGACGTGCGCATACACGGCCTGGCACGGCGGGTTACTTGTCGCTAGCCGGCTTTGCTATGGCGTTTGCTAGATCACGTACGCGGGCGCCCGCTTCTTCGGCACCGTGGTCAGCGCCCTACTAGCGGCGAGCACCGCGGCAACGGCGAGGTCGATCTTGGCGGGACTGTCTTTGTCGGCCTTCGTGATGACGTCGCCCTGTGGCGTTGCCGTCACGACGCAGTTGCCTACGTGGCGTGCCAGTCGCTTGTCCCCGTCATGGGTGATGCGGGCGTCCATCACTGCGGAGTAGAACGTGGTGCACGCTGGCGCGAAGCGGACACGGGAGTAGGTGGGTAGCTCGATGACGCGGTCCCCCCACTGTGCCGCCCATTCGGCTATCTCGCGCTCCCAGTACGGCGGATCGCACACCAGCTCTTTGACGCGCCAACGGGTGAACGCTTCGGCCACCTTGGCCTCTACCTGTTCACGTGGCACGCGCCAGCCCTTGCGGCCGGGGTTCTCCCAACAGCCGACCACGAACAGGTGACCCTCATCGGTGATGCCGACCAGTGCCGTGCTGTCCCCTGAGTAGCTCCCGTCGAAGCCCAACCACACCGTGGTGCCGTCTGGTGGTGCGCCTTGCGCTACGGCGAGGTCGTCCCACACTCCGTACGGCAACCAGGCCGATTCGGTAGCCGTCCACTGTCCCAACCGGAACCGGCGAAATTCATGCTCGGGTAGGTGGTTCCGGTCGAACTCCATCGCCTCGGCGAAGCCGGGACGGGTATAGCAGGGGTTGGCCGTCTTCCAACCCGTGCGGTCATCGATCGGTAGCGCGGGATCGCTCTCGTAGATCTTGCCGGCGATGGTGCCTGCCTTGACGGCTTCGTACATCTCGTGCGCCCGTGAGTTCAGGTCGTATCCCGGCGTCGAGATACCGAACAACAACGCGTCCGGTCGTGCCGCCGTTGACATCTGCATGCCGTCGAGCACGTCACCGGGCATGAGGTGAATCTCGTCGGCGAGCACTAGGTGCGGATTGATGCCCTGGGTCGCCTTGAAGTTGCCGGGACGCACTTGGATGAACGAGCCCGTCTCTGGACATTCGATCTTGTCTTTGAACACCCACAGCGAGTCACGTAGATGCTCGCTACCTGCGATGAGGTCGCGAAGCTCACGCATCAAGACAGAGTTGAGGTTTCGCTCGCTGTCGCTGATGGCGTAGACGTGTCTTTGTGGCTTGAGGCAGATCTCGGCGAGACCCAATGCCGCTGCAAGCCGTGTCTTGCCGTTCTTTCGCGGTACCTGTGCGTAGTACACCCGCGGTCGTTGTGGTGCGGTCAGGGTACGTAGTTCCGTACACTGCCACGGGTACATCTTCTGGCCAGTGGCGTGCTCTATCCACGGGACGACGGCACGCTTGGAGGGTAGGGGCTTGAGGTTGCCCCTTACCTTGGGGCCTGCCGCTAGCGCCATCTACAGCTTGGCGTCCTGCCAGCGGGCAGCGGCGCGGGTGAACATGTATGCGCCTTCGGTGCCGCCGTGCTCGGACTCGGCGCCTCGGCCGAACTCGATACTGTTGACGCGCTCGGGATCATCGTCACTGAAGACGGTGCCAAGCTTGGTCCTGCGGGTGCTCAGCCGCTTCAGCTCCGAACGGCGGGACTTGACTTCGATGCTCGCCAGCGTCTCGCCGGTGTCGACGGGCGTCAGCTCTTCGACAGTCTTCTCGACCAGTTTCGGGATCGCCTCAAGCTTGGCGCGGAGTTCCTTGTTCTCATTGATTTTTCGCAACACTTCGCGCTCAAATTCAGTGCGGCTAGTAGCCAATTCGGTTGCCCTTCGAAGAATTACACGCTCCACAAGCGGGCGCGATGTTGGAGGGGTGATGGTTGCGGTTGTCCCCGTCGATGTGGTCCAAGCTCGTCGCTGGCGCACCGTTGCACTTGATCCGCAACTGGCACTTGCCCGTTGGGCGCGGCAGTGCTCGGTAGGCAGGGTGTCCGTACGTCTCCCGCCGACGCCGACGCCGACACTCACCGCAGCGGGTGTCGGTCGTCAGGCGTGGGCAGTCCAGACAGGGGCGCTTGACGGTCACGGCCTGAGCCAGGCAGCGTGCGACTTGGCGGCAAGCTCTTGCGCTGCCTGCATCCCGTTCCGTCCGGGCGCCTGCACGAATTTCTCGATCGTCAGGCCGCCGTTGGTCACTGGGCCGTGATACGTGTTGCTGGTAGAAGTGGACTGATCCTGTGCCACCTTCGTCTGACCGGCCGACCCCGGCAGGGCCGCGCCTACCCCGGCGATGCCGGCCGCAGCACGGCCTAGCCAGGACTTCGAAAGATCCCCTAGCTCAGTGTCATTCAAGCCGAAGGTCTCCAAAAGGCCCGATGCTCCGATGGACGCCAGCTGGCCACCGAAGCCGATGCTCCTGGTTATGAGCTTCATCGCCGTTTCAGCCGCTTGACCGCCGCCGGGGAATGCCGACGCCATAGTCGTTGCCGCTGCGCCGAGCAGGCCACCTGACACGTCGGCCCCGCCGCCGCCCTGGGGTTGCCACCCCCCAGCCCCGAAAGCCTTCCCGACAGGGGCGCCGGCCGAATTGCCTAGGCCGGGACCGGCCGGGTTGGCGCCGCCGAGTACTGGACCTTCGCCACCTCCGCCGATGATCGACGGCAGTCCGGGCGCGCCCCAAGCTTGCGGACCAGGGAGCGGCCCGAGGCCGACGCCGGACGCTGGACTACCCGGTGGCGTGCTAGGCGGCATTCCCGGCGTGGGGACACCAGGCGCACCTGGAATGACCGGCGCTGCTGGCATGCCACCGCCCACGATGATGACCGGCAAGGGAACCGGAAGGCCGGCACCTACTGCGGGCACGGGTGGTGCCATCGGCACGCCAACCGGCAAGCCGAGCGGTGAACCGGATAGGTCCGGCATGCCGATCGGAGAAGTGCCGCCGGCTGCGGCGCCTGGCTTGAACCGTGCATGCACATGGTCCTGGTGATTTGCGGTCTGCGAACCGCGATCCTCCATGCCCGACGATGTGCCGTTGGGATTCCACTGGGTCTGCTTGAACAGTGTGTACTGCAGCCCAAGGGCATCGGCATTGGCCAGAAGGAACTGGTTGATTTGATCGCCCAGTTGCTTGTTCTGCCCGATCATGATGTCCAACGCCTCGCCAGACGAGTGCTCGTTGTAACCATCAGGATTCCGATATCCGCCAATGTCGGTGACACCGAACATCTGCGATATCAACGACTTGGCCGCCGCGGCGTCGGGAACCAACTTTCCGTACGTGTTCTCGGTATGTGGTCCGCTGTAGACGTCGGCACCGGCCGGGACTCCGTAGGAGATGCCACCATTAGGTACGTACGAGGTCGGCAGACCGGTGTTGTCAGGTCCGAATGCACCCTGCGCCCCAAGGATTCCCATTGCGCCGAACCCGCCCTTGTGAGGGTCGGCGTCCACGATGGCCTGAAGCTGACCGAGATACGGTGCAGCGGCGAGATTTCCGATCATTTTCGTGATGTTCTCGACAATTCCGGGGAGGCCCTTTGAGGCGCCGAAGTCGGAATCGAGTTGCGCTCCGATGCCGTTCAATGCGCCGGTAGCAGAGTTCATCTTCTTCGTGAAGTCGTTGGTGGCGTCGAGTTTCTTTTCGTTCAAGGCCATTTCGGCCTGAACGGACTTCTGTTGCGCCTCGGCGAGGTCGTTTCTCGCCTTCTGCAACTGCTCGCTGGTCGCAGTGTTCGACTTCTCCAGCTTGTCCAACTCCGCGCGCTTCTCTTCGAGATTGTGGCGCGCATCGAGCACGGAGCTTGCGGCCGAGTACAGGCCGCTAGTGACGTTCACGCCACCTAGAAGGCTCATCGGATCGCCGGTGCGTGCAGTCAGATCACCACTGCCGCCGGATGATCCGCCGGTCTTCTTCGGGTCATACGCGAAGGGGTTGGGTGGTGGTCCCCACGATGGCCCGCTGGGAGGTACGAGCGTAAACGTTCCAATGCCGCCGTAGCCTGTCCCGGAGGTCGAACTACCGCCGCCGAATGAGCCAGCGCTACCCGGCACAACAGGGCGGCCAGGTGTTCCGAAGATTCCGCCGCCGCCGGCAAGCGTGGGCGGTGACCCAACGGAGCCGTCGGGGTTGAACTTTTGCAGTTCAGGGATATTCGGCAGATTCATGCCGGGGATCTTGTTGGCGAGGTCGATCACTGCCCGTAGCGGCGTCAACACGGCGCCGTCGATCAGGCTGCCGAGCGCGTTGAACGTGGACGTCGCGACTTCACCGACAGTCGGGATCACGTCGCCCAGCGCGGACATGTCGCCGCTGAGCAGTCGCACGGCCGTTGACGTCGCATCCACGGCGGCAGTGATGCTGCCCATCACCGTCGAGCCGGTCGGACCAAGGGCGATGAATCCTTCGGTCAGGACGCCGACGATGTGGACCAACTGCCCGGTGACGTCGATACCCGTACGGATGAACTCTTGGAGCGAACCGTCTTGCGCTGCAGTAGTGACGAGTTGATTGAATTGTGTTGCGGCGTCGGCGAGACCGCTGGCGAGTTCCGGCAGGAACGACGAACCGGTATCGATCAGCGTCGTAATCGCCTGTGTGAACGGTGCCGCCGCCGGAGCAAGGGCCTGGAACGCCGTGCCGATGTTCTGCATGGCGCTCTCGAGAGCCTGCAGGGTGGCAGGGTTGGAGAACGCACCAGTGAACATCTGGTTGAACGCGCCGGCGATCGTCGTCGTCATCTGCTGCACCTCGGGCAACAGCTCGGCCGACAGCTGTTTGATCTGCGGTCCAATGCCCGCGAAGAGTTGATCCTGAGTGGCGTTCTTCAGGTCGTCAAAAGCAGGAATCAACGAATGGATATCGATGGCGGCCTGTCGCGCATTAGGTGACAGTGTCGCAATGGATTCCGAGAACTTCTGTGGATCCCGGATGCTGTCGAGCGCATCGCCAAAACCCTGGGTGCCCAACGCGAGAGTGCCCATTGCCGCACCGCCGGCAGCGGCAACACCGGGGATCGTTGCCAACACACCGCTGGCCGCACTGGCTACCGACGTGAGAGCACCCAGGCCCACGACCAACGCCGCGGCGCCAGCGGGACCGGCGGCCTTGCTCAGTGAGACGCCGGCTTGCGTGCCGGCCTCGGCGAGCGCCGAAGCGCCGCCGGCAGCGGCCATCTGGGCGTTGTGCAGCGTCCGAAGTGCCGACTCATGCTGTCGATGTGCGCGCTCGACCTTCGTGGACTGGCGTACTAGGAGTTCGGTGTCGTCGGACTTGAACGCCTCGGCGAGCTTCTCCTCCTCAACCCTCAGCGCACGGGCGGCGTCGGTGACCTTGACCATCGCGGCCTGCACCCGCGGCGCCTGGCGCTCGATGCCTGTCGAAATGTCGGGATTGAAAACCATGTCCCGCGAGGCCTGATCGACCTGGCGGTGTACGCGGTCGAATGCCGTGTCGAGACTTCGTTGGTTGATCCGCGCGTAGATGTCGATGTCTACATTTGGAATGCTTGAATACCCACTTTCGGGAAATGCCATATAGGCAAGGAAGATTGACCGACGCCGCGCCTGAAAATGCCGTCCTCCCCGAAGGGAAACCCTCGCGAGCAGAGCTCAAGCGTTGGCAGTTGGCACGGCCGGCAATTTTCGGTTCCCTTTGGACCCTCTAACAAAACCAAAAGGGAATGCGCGACGTCGGTGGAGTCGGGTTATGGCGAAGAAGCAGAAAGACGCCAACCCCGACGTGAGGTGACGGACGCGGAGGCACCGCCCCAGGCTCCGCGTCCGTCAAGCTTTGTTAGGCGATTCCCGCCCCCTGTCAGCCCCTACGGAGCGAGATGGGGGTGGGGTCGGACCAGTGCGGAGCTTTCGGAGAAGGCCGGAAGTCAACTTCCGCGGGCCGGGTACTCGCCTCCCGGCGTTCGTCGACTAAACGAAGTAGTTCTTCGGCGACCGCCTCGGCCTCATCGAAGTTCAACCGAACCGTCTGCACCAGCCCGGTCTCGGTGTTCGCACCGATCACCACCTTGTTGCCATGACCGCACCGCGTCACGTGTACAGCCCGCTTGGCGCCCTGCCGTTTGATGATCATGGGCGTCCCGCCTTGTCAGCAGAATTCTCAGCCACTTTCAGCCCGCCCGAGGGGGACGATGCCCGAGCGGCTACGCGCTCCACGCAGTCAACGAGCGCGTCGGCAACGGCGAGTGCTTCGTCCTCCGTGAGGCGGATTTTCTTGCTCGGCCCTTGGCCGATGACGATGCCGTCACGGGCGGATGCGACGTGCAGGGTCTGTCGGTCGGCTTCTGTGGGGAGCTTCACGGGCGCCACTTCGCCGGCGACGTCGTGACGGGTGAGTTTCGTAGGACGGAGACGTAGACGGTCATGTCGTCGTGCTTCGCGTGCCAGCCGGTTGGGTCAGCGGTCAGCGGGATCACGTCGCCGGTGTCGGTGATGAGGTGGGTTGGTGTCACTGTTCACTCCCGTTCAGAATCGCGGCGACCAGTGCTGCCTCGTCGTCCGCTAGGCGGATCACGTTGTACTTGCCTTGCCTGATGAGCCAGCCGCCGTCGTCGCGGGGCTGGACGAACGTCGGTGGCTTGCCGGGCGTTCTAATCACTCGTTCCGTGTGGCTCATGGGTTCCCCTTCGGTTTGTAAGCGCAGTGTTCGAGGTGAGGTTCCTCAGGTGGGCATTTGCAGTACGGGCAGGCGTAGCCCGCGGCGGGCGGCACGTCGGCCTTCTGGCGACCCACTTGCCCGCCCTCGGTGATTGGAACGCGCGAGCGAAGCGAGCCTTGAGACTCAGCCCCGTCGCCAGCGGAGGGATCCGCACCCTTTGAATCAGCCCCCAGCTCTACCTGGGCGACCCAAGGGTCAGCCCAAGTGTCGTCAACCGACGTAGCCAAAGACGTCGTTGTACTTACGTCCTTAGTAAGTGGGATCGCAGTGGACCCGGTAACCGGGATCGCAGTGGACCCAGAGCTTCCGTCCTGCTCTGGGTCTGCAGTGGACCCAGAGATACGCCGCGCAGGGTGGATGAGGTACACGTACTGATACAGCCCACCTTGCGGGCCGCGGTTCTCCTCGCGGCGCAACCAGCCCCCATTGATCAGAGCCGTAATCGCTTCGCGCACCTTCGCGTGTCCCATACGTAGGGACTTAGCGAGTGCGTGGGTACTGATGTCAGCCCCGTCTTTCAGTGACCACAGATACACGGCCGTGGACTTGGCGCGCCAATCGAGTGCCTCGTCGTAAATCAGTTCATTCGGAATGTTCGTGAAGCGTTTAGGCTTCTCGTCTGCCACGCGCTTGAGCGTGGACCGCATCATCGTCAAACTTCAATGGTTCCATTCTCCGTCGCCCCAATGGCGCACGGTTTGCGTTGTCCTGGTTAGGCTTCGGCCGGCGCCCTGCGGGCCTCGGTCTGGCAGTCCTGCAACGTCGCGTAATCGGCGTGAGCGAGCAATGCCAGCGCTTCACCGCCCGACAATCCCCGCGCCTCGGCGGCGTGGAGCATGGCCATGGCGAGCCTCCGCCGTTTGTCGTAACGCTTCTCGTTGATGCGGGCGCAATGCCGGCACTGGCCTGACGGCAAGGTGTCGGCGGGGCCACGCTGCGGGTGGCCTCGATAGCATTCGCGCATAGGGTTCCCCCTTCTTTGTATGTGATGACGTCATGCCAGGTAGGCACGAAAAAAAGGGACGCCCTCAGCGGGGACGTCCCTTGCATGTGTGTGAAGTTTTCAGGCCTCGATAGGGACTTCCCCTAGCGCCCGCGGTGGTCCGCCCGATTTTGGGCAGACTCCTTCTACCTCAAATAGTAGCACGCTTCCTGGCCATTTGCCAGACACTGGGGTTATAATGGCGATATCGTTATCTAATTGTAATATTGCCGAATCGGGTTGATCGGATCGTTTCAGGGAGACACGCCAGGTCAAGAGCCCTTCCGGTGAAGTCGCACAGCTTCAATTCTCGTCAGCTGGAATCTACCCAGGGTCTATACGCGGCGGGGATATACCATTTGCTGACGGCATAGTTCTCCCCCTCACTATCGTCTGCGGAGCCTAAGTCTTTGACCTGCGGTTATACCTTTTCTGTGATTCCGTGACCGCACGATATCCCCTCACTATCGTCTGCGGAGCTTAGGTCTTTGACCTGCAATTCTTGTATTTTTCTCGTGTACGGGTGACACAGAAACGTTCAGGGGCATAGCGCGTAGAATCGGCGCCATGTCAGTCACGGAGGGTGACCCGCGCGGAGTCTGGTATGACATCGAAAGCGACGAACACGTAGCGGCCAACCTCACTGCACGCAGTCGCATCTTGACTGCCATTACGGAGCGTATCCGGGTAGAGGGTTGGACACAGGCGGAAGCCGCTGCGGTGCTGCAGATTACGCAGCCGAGCGTGTCAGACCTGTTCAACGGCAAGCTCAGCAAGTTCGACCTTGACGCTCTGGTCAACATGCTGCCAGCGCTTGGGCTCAAGTTGGAGGTAGTCCCCAGCCCGCCCGTAGGGCACCGTTAGGTCATTCTCGGCAGTCCTCCGCGGTTGGGTTCCAGAGAAGCTGCGGATGATCATCGGTTCAGCAGTCCGTCGCGGATGGCCTCAAGTTGGGCCAGCGTCAGTTCGTGCAGCCATCCATTCGCCTGAACTTCGCCCAGTGTCGTGCCGGGGGCAAGGCCCGCCTCCTGGTCGATCTGAATGGCTAGCGCCCGAATCTCGTTGCGCAGCCTTGCCTTGGTCTCAATCTCGTTCACAGCTCACCCTGCCCGCGAGTGGTTCTGTGCTCTCGGGGTTGTGCTCGATGGTGTTCATGCAATCACTTCCTTGGTGAGTAGATCGTGCTCATGTATCCATCCACCATAGCCGAGACGCGAGTAACTGGCACGTGTCAATAATGAGATTTCACAACGGTATTCACTACTACAGTCATTTGCTGTACGTGCACGTCCGTGGAGGTCCGTCGATGTTCGGGCTATTTCCGCCGCAGGTTTCCTGCGGTACGCTGCGGCGCTAAACGAGGAGGTCTAACCATGGGTAAGCGAGCCAACGGCGAGGGGAACATACGGCAGCGCCCTAACGGGCTTTGGGAGGGACGCGTCTCCTACGTCGACCCAACGACGGACAAACGGTGCTCGGCGTCGGTCTATGGCGCCACGGCGACGGCCTGTCGAGCCGAGTTGAGGAAGGTGCGAAAACGGATTGCCGATGGCCAGCCCGCGAAGGACTCCCCCGACACCGTGTCCTCGTGGATGACGGCGTGGCGCGAGTCATCGTTGGCGGCGTCCGATCGCAAGGCGACGACCAAGTCGCTCTACGCCAGCTTGTCCAAGAAACATCTAGAGTGCCACGCGATCGGAGCGAAGCGACTGGACCGGCTCAAGCCATCCGACGTCGAGACACTGATCGTGGAGTTGCGTACCAAGGGGCTCGCTGACTCGACCGTGCGCCAGATCTACACCGTGCTGCGACAGGCGCTCGATGTAGCCGTACGGGACGGTCTCCTGGCGATCAATCCTGTCGCCAAGGTGAAGCGGCCAGGCGTGGCACGTCAGGAGGCTAAGTACCTCTCGGCAGCGGACGTGGCACGGTTGCTCGATGCCGCCAGGACGCTCCGGTACTACGTCGCGGTCGTCCTGATGGCCGCAACGGGCCTGCGCCGTGGTGAGGTGTGCGGCCTGCTGTGGTCTGACGTGGACCTCGACAAGGGCGAGCTAGTCGTTCGACACACTCTGTCGCGTGTCGACGGCGAGCTGATACTCACCGCGCCCAAGACTGACCGTGCCCGCCGACGCGTACCGCTACACGCGGGCGTCGTGATCGCACTCAAGGGCTGGCGCAAGCAGCAGCTCGAGGAACGACTCGCCGCGGGTGATCAGTGGACCGATACCGGCGCGGTGTTCTGTACAGAGTTCGGGACGATGGTCGACCCACGCAACCTTTTGCGCACCGTCGAGCTGGCGGCAGCAAAGGCGAAGATCGAGAAGGTGGGGGCGCACACCATGCGCCACTCCGCCGCGGTGGCATGGCTGGAATCCGGCGTCCATATCAAGGCCGCAGCAGACCTGCTGGGCCACTCATCGATCGCCATCACCGGAGACCTGTATGGACACACGTCCGACGAAACAGCGCGTGCCGCGATCGACGGTTTGGGTACGGCACTCGGACTGTGAACGCGCGTTCGAGCTGGTTTGGGTACACAGTTTGGGTACGGAACGGAAAAAGGCACCTTCCGGAGTTCGAAAAGTGCCTCTGACCTGGTCGGGCTGACAGGATTTGAACCTGCGACCACTTGACCCCCAGTCAAGTGCGCTACCAAGCTGCGCCACAGCCCGCGGCGCTTGCCGGCATCGCCGGCAGCGGA